CTCATCCTGCGCTCGCCGAACATGCGGACGATGCGGTCAAGGGCATCGCGCGTGCTGCGGCTGAGAAATACGGGCTTGCGGTCTTCAATGGACGGAACAAGGAGGAAGGCTTCCTTGTACTCTTCCAATGATGCACGGCGTTGCTTGCCGCTGATGCGGCGTACCACTTGCGGAGTTTCATCCGCCTGTTCCTGTACGGTTTCGACAGTCTTTTCCTGCACAGCTTCACTTGCCAGTTCCTGTGTGTCGGCAGGCTGGGGTTCCGGCTTCGGGGTTTCCATACTCGGCTTGCTGCCTAAAAAATCTTGCAATGCTGCATCCATACTTTGGCTGCTTAAATTTTTCTTCATACTTGTTTGAATTAAATGTTTAACAATGTTGGTCGTTGTGCGCACAGTTGACCGATTATCGGTTGCAAAGGAAATGGCTATAAAACAGACAGTCAAAGGATTGGACTGAGTGTGACAACAATGTACGGTTTTGCACTTTACGCATTGCCTAAGCGGTACAGGCTGCGCCGTTTTGCCATAGTACATGAAACGGGCATTGGAAATTTTAAGGGCTTAATTGGAGCAGTCAGGGCGGATTTAAGGATATGTCTTTTAGGAAACCCGAAGAACATATTTTCGGATGGCATTAGAAACCGAAGAACGCCACAGGCTACCACACCGACGCCAAATGCTGCCACACAGATGTGAAGTGGTCGGATTATGCCGGACTTCACTTTTCTTTGCATCACGGACGCTTGGAACAGACGCTACGGGTTCGGTAGATTACGCCACTCCCGACCACTTGCTGCCACAAGCTGCCACCTCATTGCAAATCCATTGTTCCATGCGAACAACGGATTTACTTTGCAGGCAAAACGGATTATTAACACTAAAATCAGTATAAGAAATGAATGTAGTAATTATTTCGAAAGAAAAGTATGAAGAAATGGTCGGCAAGCTAAACCTTCTGTCCGACCGGGTGAATGAAATCCTCCGTAAGCGGGAAGGGAAACGGCTCAGCCGTTGGATGGACAACCAAGAGGTCTGCCAACAGTTGCGCATCAGTCCGCGAACCTTGCAGACGCTCCGCGAAAACGGTACGCTGGCTTACTCGCAGATAGGGCACAAGATTTTCTACAAGCCGGAGGACGTGCAGCGCATCGTCCGGCTCGTGGAGAACAGGCGTAAGGATGCAGCCTATCGTGGCTGTAGCATCTAATCAGACAACACAATGTACAACCACTAAATCCACTGTAAATTATGAACGACTTGATTCTTGCCGACCGTGAACTGGAGGTCGGCTTCATCGGACAACTGGATGCCCTACTTGAAGGCATCGAAAGAATGGATGCGGGGCACAAGGCTTCGCCAACTAACGAACAGTTCCTGACGGACAAGGAAGTGTCGGCATGGCTCAAGGTGAGCAGACGCACCTTGCAGGACTACCGCAACAACGGGATGATTGCCTATTACCAGTTGGGCGGAAAAATCCTGTATAAGGAATCGGACATCGAAAAGATGGTGATGAGCGGGTATCGGAGCGCATACCGCTTGGATACGTGATTAGACACATGCAAAAATAGAGAAAGCCGATGGCGGCAGATAACTGCCCGGCCATCGGCTTTCTCTTTACAGTAAGGTCGTTTCACTTCATTCTAACACGTGCATCGTGGATGGGTACCAGATAGCGAAAAGAACAAATTTACAGTCTTTTCACGGTTTGCTATGTATAGCCTTTCCATGATGAACTTCCGGAAAGCCATTGCCTCGCGGCTTCGCAACCTGAAAGCTACGGCTATCACCATTTCAAGGCTGTACACGTCATAGCAAATCCTGCCGTTCTGCCTGACGTGTCGCACCGTTTCTTCTTCCAGCAACTCCATGTTTTTGTAGATGGCGTGTACAGCCTTACGAATGTGACAGCCGAACACATTGAACGCATCGGACATCTCCTGCTGCGTCATCCAAACGGGAGTGGTCTGCATAGTGACCACCCCGTTTTCAGTGATTGTGATTATTCCTCTTTCCATACTTGCATCATTTTTCATTGTCTGAATTCCGTTTACATTCCTTTTTCCAACCGCTGTAATTGCCGCACTTAAACACACGTGAGGGCATCCCGTCATCAGGCAGGGAGAACTTGCCTTTGGTGGTCTCGGACAGCACAGCCAAGTCACGGCTCACCTTCTGGTTGGTGATTTCCGCATAGATTTGCGTGGTGCGGATGGAGGAATGCCCCATCATCTTGCTGATGCTCTCTATCGGTACGCCGTTGTTCAGGCAAATCAGGGTCGCAAACGAGTGGCGGGCGGTGTAGTAGGTAAGATGGCATCCCAGATTGCACTGTTCGGCTATCATCTTCAGGTTACGGCACAGGCTCGAAGTCTGCGGAACGAAGAACAGTTTCCCGTCCTTTCCCTCGCCACGGTATTTCTCGATGATGCGTAGTGGTATGTCCAGCAGCTTGATGTGGCACTCCGCTTTCGTCTTCTGACGGGCGATGTGAATCCACTTGCTGCCGTCCTCCTTCGTGATGATGTTGTCCTCCGTCAGATTCGCCAAATCCGCCCTCCCGATGCCCGTGAAAGTCGAAAAGACGAACAAGTCCCTCGTATGGCACAGCCTGTACGTGGGCAGCTTGGCTTTCAACAGTTTCTCGAACTGCTCGCCTGTCAGGTAGCGGTGGTTCACCGTGATTTTCTCTATCTTGTGCCCCGCAAACGGGTCGCGTTTGAGGATATGCCTTTTCAAGGCGAGCCGCGTCATCTTGTGCAGCAGGATGAGGTAGTCGTTGTATGCCGACACTTTCAGCCGCAACACCGTGGAGAGGTAAAACGTGAAGTCGGTCATGAAGCGCATGGTCAGCGAGCGCAACGGCATGTCCTCCATGCCGTACTTGTACTTCATGAAATTGTGGATGTGCTTGCGTGTGGTCAGGTACCGGATATAAGTGTGCCTTGTCCTGTCGATGCCCACACGTTTGGCGCATTCCTCATTATGTTCGTCCATCAATGCGAGCAGGGTCTCTTTTACCTGCGACTTGCCCGTTACGGCGTTCTTGATGATTTCTGCCGAAACGAAGCCGTAAATGTCCACGTTCTCCTTGTAGGCGGCACGGGCTTTGGCTTCCAATGCGGACAAGGCATCATTCAACCGTACCAATTCCTTTTTCTTCTCGCCTGCAAGGTTTTCCTTGCGTCCGTCAGTGGAAGCCCTGCTCGTATCAGCGTTCCAATACGCAGGCTCGACTTCCAGCCCCGTGGAATACTGGTTGACCTTGCCGTCAAGGGTAATACGTCCCATGACAGGGCATTTTCCGTTCTTTTTCAACTTCTGTCGGTTGATGTAAAATAATAGCTTGAACGTGCTGCGCATGGCCTATCCCTCCATCATTTGTTTGATGACCACCGCCTGTTTCCAACTTGGGTTGACCCTGCGCCGGGTGATGTCCTTATGAATCGGGGAAGGAGCCGAATCAATCCCGTACAGGGTGAACTTGCCTTCGATGGCTTCGCCCAGCCTGTCCACGTCACGGTCTATCTTGTCCTGCGTGACTTTCGCGTACCGTTGAGTGGTCTTTATATGCTTGTGCCCCATGATTTTGCTTACCGTTTCGATGGGTATTCCTTGTGATAAACAGATTATGCTGCCGAAGGTATGTCTGGCACAATGGAATGAAATCGGGCGGTTGATGCCGCACATTACCGACATTTTTTTGAGGTGGCGGTTCATGCTCTCCTTTGTGAGCATGGGCAACAGTTTCCCGTTGGCATCCATGTCCCTGTATTTCTCCAATATGGCGAGTGGTATCTCCATCAGCCTGACACATTCGGGAGTGCCCGTTTTCAGCCTTTCTGTATGAATCCACAGGCTTCCGTCCTCCGCTTTCACGAGGTTCTTCTCCGTCAACGCCCTCATGTCGCAGTAGCAGATGCCAGTCCAACATGAAAACAGGAACATATCCCTCGTGAAGTTGCGGTTGGGCGTGTCGTAGGTCATGTTGGCGAACTTGGCCAGTTCCTCTTCCGTAAGGTACATCTGCTTGAACTCCGGCTTTTGCGGACTGTAACCCTTGAACGGGCTGAAAGGGATGGTGCCACGGAACACGGCAAGCATCATCACGCATTTCAGGCGGTTGATATGCCCGACTATGGTCCTTGGCTTGAACCGCTTGACGGTGCGCATGTACATGTCGAAATCCTCGATGAAAGTACTGTCAATCTGCTTGACGGGCATATCCGAAAGACGGTACTTGTATTTCAGGAACATGGCAAGGTGGCGGTAAGTGTTCGTGTACTGGTAATAGGTGTTCACGGCGCGGTTCACGCCCACGCGCAAGGCGTAGTCGCTGTTGTGTTCCTCAAACAGCTTCATGATGGTGTCCTGCGATTCAGCCTGACCTTGGTAGGCGTTCTTCACATCCTCCGCTGAAACAATCTCCTTGATGTCCTTCAGTTCGTTGAACCGTTGGCGCAACAACAATAGCGTGCGTTCAATCTCGCGGTTCGCCATGACCGCCATCCGGCTCTTGCCCGTACACCGTTGAGCCGTGGCGTTCCACAGCCTCACGTCCACCTTGAACTTGCAGGAGAACTGCGCGATGGAGTTGTTCTTTCCCCTGACGGCTATCCTGCCCATGAGGGGCGACCGTCCGTCCTTGTCCTGTCCGCTGCGCTTGATGTAGAGCAGCACTTTCATTTCTGTCTTCATTGCCATAACTTTTTTGGTTGCAATATTAGTGATACATTGCCGACCGACAGAATTGGAAACGGGGCAGAACGGCGCAAACGGAACGGACGCTGTTAAATCTGCGGATTTGAAGCCCCTGTCGCACGTATAATGCTTGTTTACAAGCATTAGGAACGCTGTTTTTCAGGCTTCAGGCAGGTAGCGGAACAGGTAATGACTTGGTAGCGGAAACCTTGCATTATCCTGCCTTTCCCTGCTGTTTGGCTGTAATGGCAAACAACTGCAAAAC